GCTACTAAGTATCAACGATATTTGGATAACGGTATTCAGTTCCTCAGACAGGAAGCTGATGCATCTAATGTAGTACCACCTATGTTAAAACATATTGAGACCGTTGGAAAGCAAACAGACAAAATGTCAGTGACCGAATTGGTTGAAAAATGCTTTGGTTCGTACGCTATAAATACTTTTGAGGAATTATTGGAAGATAAGATTCCTGCTTTTGGAGCAAAAGAAGTAATAGAACAACAGTTAAGTTACTTTGAAAAGAAGAAAAGAATAGTACATACTAAGATTAAAGATTTAAACACAAATAGCTTGGAGGGTTTTTTTGGATAAAAAGAAAACAATAGTTATTGATATCGATGATACGATTTGTTTTACAAATCATAACTATCATGATACGCAATTAAAATATGGGAATGCATTGCCAAATAAAAAGGTAATTCATGGAATGCAAATCTTAAAAAGACAAGGGTTCCATATTATCTTATTAACTGCTAGACGCATGTTAACACATAAAGGCGATGTAGAGAAGATCGTGAAAGATGTAGGCAAGATAACAACCGATTGGTTGGAAAGATATGATGTACCTTACGATGAATTAATTTGGGGTAAGCCGTACTCAGGTACGTATTACGTAGATGATAAAGCAATGAACTTGGAGGAATTTGTCAAATGGACAAAAGTAATGGATTCAACTTAGTAATACCAGCTGCTGGAGCAGCAACAAGACTAAGACCTCTATCTTCTGGCACGTCGAAGGTTATGGTACGTGTAAATGGTAAACCTTGCCTTGATTATATAATAGAGGCAGTCAATGGCAGCGTTGACGAAATAATCGTAGTGGATGGTAAATATACGGATATCCGAGAATACTGTGCTGTAAGACATCCCAAGGTAAGGTTTGCTAATCAACCATCTTTTGATGGACCAAGAGATGCAATTAAAATTGGAATGGAAGCATTAGAAAATCCACTTAAACCAGTTGTAGTTTGGTTAGGTGATGCTATTATTCTAGAAGAGAATATGCCATTAGGAGAAAACTTTTTATTAACAAAAGAAGTTGATAACCAATCAGCTTGGTGTATGTGGGATGGTACAAACTATTATAATAAACCAGAGAAAAATATTCCAAATGCAAATGCATTAGTTGGACTATATTCTTTTAAGGAAGGATTGAGAGCTAAACAAGCTTTTACAGAAAGCGTTGGCTACGATATATCAGATGCACTAGAACTCTATGGAAATTTTCGCCAATGTATTACTAAAGAATGGTATGACATAGGTGATCTGCCAACATATTACAAAACCTGTGCAGCACTCCTCAATACAAAGGCAAGGGCATTTAATAATCTAGAGTTTAATCCAGATCTTGGAACAATTACAAAATTACCAGATTATCATGATAAACATTCAAGGGAAACATTGGCTAATGAAAAATATTGGTATGATTGTTTAACTGATGAGCAATCATTGTTTGTACCTAGAATATTAGAACATCCAACTCAATTAACAATGTCATATGAAAGTGGTACATTACTGAGTGATTTAATGTTATATGAAGATATGCCAAGTTCTCATTGGGAATATATCATGGATAGAATCTTTCGAATTAAGTTAAATTACTTTAATTATCCTATTGATAATGATGGTTTAATTGATACCTTTAGCGAACACGCTTATGAGATGTGGGTTGGAAAAGCTAGGAAGAGATTAGAAGAAATGCCATTAGAAACAGGTGAGGCTGTAAAAGAGACACTTCTTAAAATGGCAATGAGAATACATGGTAAGACCAAACCAATTCAAGGTATGCATGGTGATTTACACTTTGCAAATATTTTATATAATCAACAAACAGATCAATTTAAATTACTTGACCCTCGAGGAGAGTATGGAAAATGGCATGGAACAATGGGTGATAATATATATGACTGGGCTAAGTTAGCTCATGATTGTTATCATGGTTATAATGCAATTGTTGCTGATGTTCCACATAACGAAGATGTAAAGAAAATCTTTGTAGATAAGTTAGAAGAATATAATTTACCAACACAAGAAATACTGGATGGTGGATTACTTCTACTTGCAACATGTATTCCATTACATTATGACGATCCTGATAGACAGGCAAGAATGTTCACAAAGGTATTAGATGAAGTATAGTAGTATTGTACCATTAATTGGTGGTGAAAGCTTAGCAATAATGAATAAGCTAAATGGGCAATTGCCTGAAGAAGTCTTATCATATTCAGATTTTGAACCTAACGATTCTCATTATATAAACTATATACGTGAAAAAGGTTGGACTGGAGATTATGTACATTTAGACGAATCACCAAATCATAAACCAAAGAAAGTAGATATGGTGAATACAGTCTGTCCATGCGCAGGTCTATCAACACTATCACCACAATCTTCAGCTGATCGTGAAGTTAATAATTGGATGTATGAAACAGCTGAATTTGTTTTAGGTAAAATAGAACCACAAGTATTTTGGGGGGAGAATGCTCCGAGGTTAGCACAAAAAACCGGTAAGCCTGTAGTAGAAAAACTACGTAAGATAGGGGAGAAACATGGCTATACTTTTGTACTTCTCAAGACCAAATCATTAGTACAAGGGTATAGCCAGATACGAGATAGAACATTTTATTTCTTCTTTAAGGGCAGTCAGGCACCATTATTACCTTATGTAAACCGTTACCCTAATGAAAAGATTGAAACAGTGATCACCTCTGGGCCTCGTCTGGAGGCAGATCCAATGAATTATATACCAAATGAGCATATCCCTTCACAGTTGCCCTTCTATAGATACATACTTGAAGAGCTTCATGGAGGTATAAACCATAAAGAATTTTATGATACATTAGAACATTCAAACAATTGTTTTGATTATATTGAAGAATATGATTCCTACGATAACCTTTTACCATGGTTAAAAGAACAAGGACATCCAAGACATTATGGAATCATTGATAGAATGAATAAGAAAATAAAGGCTGGTGGTAATGTAATGAGAAGAACTACAACATGGGCTAAGAATTATATTGGAGCTTTTGTTGGTCATTTACCAGTTCAAACCTGCCATCCATACGAAGACAGATATTTAACAGTACGTGAATCAATGAGAATAATGCATCTTCCTGAAGATTTTAACTTAATAAATAATAGTATAAACCATATATGTCAGAATGTACCAGTTAAGACTGCTGAAGATATGGTAGAAAATCTACTCAGGTATTTTGATAATAACGTTGATTTGATTGATACACCTTACTTACTTATTGACAATAAGAAAAAATCATATGAATTTGAAAAAAACAGTTTACAATTGACTGATTTTATGATATAATATACATATTATGCTAAAAAACTATAGGAGTGAAATATGCCAAGCGTAGATTTAAGACCTAGGAAAAGACACCCTAGGGATAAAAGGCCGGCAAGGCCAATGCCATTTGATGTGGCACTGAGGAAATTCAAAAAGCAAGTTGAGAAGGCTGGAATTATCCAAGAATGTCGTAAGAGAGAATATTACGAAAAACCTGCTCAACGTAAACAACGTAAGAAAGCGGAAGCAATTGCACGTTGGAGAAAGAAAGAAAAAGCCATGCAGCTCAAACCAGAAAGGAGGTACTAATGGGAATAATGGATAAACTTAAAAAGAATAGTAAGATTAAAGATACATCTATTCTAAATAAATCGGTTCTCTTTTCTGAGGTCGACGTAATACCAACATCAGTTCCAATGATAAACGTTGCTTTATCTGGAGATATAGATGGTGGATTACATTCAGGACTAACAGTTCTTGCTGGTCCAAGTAAACATTTTAAAACATCATTTGCATTATTAATGGGTGCAGCATATTTGGAAAAATATGAAGATGCTGTAATGTTATTTTATGATTCAGAGTTTGGATCACCACAAAATTATTTCGAATCATTTGGAATTGATACATCAAGAGTGTTACATACACCAATCACTGATGTAGAACAATTAAAATTTGATTTGGTTAATCAATTAGAAGTATTGGAAAGAGGAGACAAAGTTGTAGTTGTAATAGACTCAATTGGTAACCTTGCTTCTAAGAAAGAGTTACAAGATGCGCTCAACGAAAAATCTGTCGCGGATATGTCGAGAGCGAAGGCGTTAAAGGGACTGTTCCGAATGGTCACTCCTTATTTAACAATGAAGAACATCCCTTTACTCGCCGTTAACCATACTTATCAAGAAATTGGTTTATTTCCAAAGGCAATAGTATCAGGTGGAACGGGTATATATTATTCAGCTGATAATATTTGGATTATTGGAAGGCAACAAGTAAAAGCTGGAGCTGATGTCAAAGGCTATAACTTTGTAATTAATGTTGAGAAATCAAGGTTCGTTAAAGAAAAATCTAAGGTACCAATTGGAGTATCTTGGGAAGGTGGTATTGAACCATATTCAGGATTATTGCAAGTCGCCATGGCAGGTGGATATGTAACTAAACCAAATGTTGGTTGGTATGCAAGAGTTGATATGAAAACCGGTGAGATATTAGATCCAAAGGTAAGAGAAAAAGATACTTTGAATAAAAAATTCTGGGATCCAATCTTTAAAGAAACAGATTTTAAAGAATTTGTCAAAACATATTACTCAATCGGACATCGACCTTTATTAGACATTGATCTAGATTTAGAGGTTGAAGGCGATGTTTAAAATATCTGAAAAGGATTATACCTTAGTAGAAAACCCTAACCATCCTTTACATGGAGTTAAGCTCCTCAGAGGTGAATGGAAAGATGTTATAATTATATATGGTACGGTTTCTGTAAAAGAGTCTGAAGAACTTGATATTGCAACATTAAGTTTTACATTTCAAGTTCAAGACCCAGCAGACTTTACCATTGATGAACTAGAAAATGATGAAGCATTTAAAAATTATCTTGGTGCAGTATTGCAATTTATTATTACCGATAGTTTAGATGCTGATAATGGAAATGTAGCGAGGATAGGAATTGGACATAACGAATCAAATACCGACTCAGATACTGAATCACCTCCTGAATAATGAGGAATTCTGTAGAAGAGTTGTACCATATCTAAAAAGAGAATATTTCGAAGGCGTACATAGAAACGTCTTTGATCTTATTGTCACTTTTGTAAATAAACATAATCGTTTACCAACTGCAAAAGTATTAGATTTAGAATTAAGAAAAGTAAATGCTAATGAAGATATCTTAAATGATGCTCAAGTTTTGATTG